GGGCGGCCACGTTTATTAGCCACTTACTTCTATTCCTTTTTTTGCTGGAAGTAAAACTACCCCATGCAATGCTTGTACATTATGGTTATGTGTCTCTTCTCTGCCTAACCCAACTCTGTTTAACAACGATTCTGCGGCTTTTAAACGCACATCATCCCCTCTTTCTATCTGTGGGCTGTCAATCATGCTAATTAGCCTGTTGGTAGCCTTCACAGAAGCACTAGCGAGTAGGTTTTTTGATCGTTTTATGATCTCATCGGCTAGTTTACTACGTAAATATCCTGCAGAACCCTTTGTGTACCCAGCATTTTCTGCTGCAGCAACCACATGGCCGCCATTTTCAAACAAATTCTGTAGAAATAGTTCTTCTTTTTCAGAAATCTTTGTAGATTTTCTTTTTTCTGGTAGTAAATTCATTATAAACTCGGTAATTATGGTGCGTAGGTCTACGTACTGGATGCAAATTAAGCCTTAGAGTGAGCCAATGTGACATCTTGCACCTATAATACATATATATAATAATAATTTAAAAAAAATTTGTCAAGGGGGTTGACGAGGATATATATAGTATACCTAATAAGTTGCCCCAATGCGTTGCATATGGGGCTTTTTTATTGAGTATACTTAGAGAGTTGCAAAGTTTCCCATACATAAAACCCTAAAATATAAAAAATATCCCTAGATTGCTAGCAAGTACTAGAGTACCCCTAGTGACCCTTTGTACCCTATATAGCAAATTTTATTATTAATAACCATAAACGACAGACATTAAGACATTATAAAAGGTTTGCAACAAGTAAAGCTTGTAATAATACTTTGTTTTGCGTGTGCATACGTGCAAACTTGCATTGACATTTATATTTTCAATACATTTTATTATTATTAGTGTCTTTCAGTGTCTGCAAAAATAACGTTTAAAACATAGAAATTAATAAATACAATTAGATATTATTATTTATTTTAGACATAAAAAAACCCCCTAGAAATTAATCTAGAGGGTAGTCTGGGAG